AGGCATTACTTCTTTAATACTTTTCCCATGACATCTTCAAAGACTTCATAGATAGCAGAGATAATCTTCTCTTCTGTGTCTTCGTTGATGATTGGGACGTTTACGTTCTTGTTCAATTCGTCGATAACTTTTTGTTTGTTCTCTTCATTGAATAGATATTCCATAACCATTTTCTGTAGCATATTAGCTCCTTATTTCATTTTTTATTTTTATTAACAAATACACTAAAGTTGCAACTGATACAGCCATCTGTAGTATCATTGGCAAGTTTGTCCACCATACTCCAACTCCTACTGCTCCGTTTAAAACAGCCTTTGTTGAATCTATCATAAAACTAACTCGCCTTTCCATTGATACGTCCTTTTAGGTACGCTAAATCATCAGTTACATCATTTAATTCTTTTACGATATCCTCTCTATGCCGAGCACTTGTATCGTCTGACTTGTTCCATCTTTCAATAAGCTTAATGACAATACTTTCTACGTTCTCTACTGTAGATTCTATCTTAGTCATCTCTTGTCTAATGACATCCAAGTCTTCGTTTTGGGCCCGTTGGCTTTTCATAAGGTTCACTATCATCATTACAAATAGTGAGACTATGACACCAATGGCCCCGTACTCTGCATAGGTTTCAATCATTTCTTTTTCCAGCTTTTCCTTGCTTTAGCTTGTGCTTTCTTGTTTAATTCTCCATAGTGAAACAACTTTACACTGCTTTTGGAGTGGGTTTTACCAGAATGTAGTTGCCCATTAGGCATTTTATGTGAACCGCCCTTGTGGACTGAACCATCTTTCTTGTAGTGTTTTACGCCCTTCATATTATTACCAAGGCCTTCCGGTTGCTTTCGTTGGTGTTTTCTGTTCTGCAATTTGTGCATCTAAACTTGCTTCAATCTCTGCAAGTCTGTCTGCACCTATCTTAACTTCTACCCAGCCCTGAACATCTTCTTCTGTAATGTCGGCATAAGCTGTAAAGTTTTCAGAGTCTGGTGCATCCAAACTTACAGTATCAATGCTTGATGCAGAGTAAGTAACCGCATCATCGCCTTTACCTACAGTTTCATTCTTAATAAATGAGTAATGCACTGTTTTGCAAACGTCTGCTAAATCGCCTTCGCTTAACACTCTATCAATAGTATTAATTTTAGTCTCCATTATTCTTTTTCCTCTTTATTATAAGAATATTTAGTATCTTCCTGTAAACCGTTCTTCAAAGCATCAATAAAAGCCTGTCTACCAAACTGTAATTGTTGCAGGTTAAATGTAGCGGTTTCTACTTTTCTATTTAAATCAGCAATATGAGACACCATTAACTTTTGGTTGTCTGTCATTGATTCAATCTCATACTCTTTGTCATCAAGAACTACTACTGACTTATTTTCTTTTTTATTTTCTTTTTTAGTCACGTTAACTCCTGTTACTTTTTAATTCCAAGCCTTTGCATAAGGCTTCTGTTCTCTTCTTCTAGTTTCTGTATATGCTGCGTTTCTATACCTTCTATAGATGCACTCATTACAGTAACTTTACTTTCTAAATCTTTTATTCTTCTATCTTGCTCCGCAAACTTCATTTGTGCCTGATACCAACTGCCAACCACAAGTGCAACAGCAACCATCGCTTTGATAAGAAAAGCAACCGAAATATGTATCTGAGCATCTTCACTAATTGCGTTTGGCATTTCTTAACTTTTCTACTTCCTGTTCAAGGACTTTAATCTTTTCATTCTGCCTTATGTCAGCAGGAATCTCTGCATTCTGACTTTCTTTAGCATCCTCTTCAATAGCTTCTATATGCTCTTCGTTTATCCTTACTTGGTATTCAAGAAATGATATACGACCATTTAACTCGCCATAACCCCAAACCATAGCACCAATTACTGCTACTGCTTGAAAAAGCATGGGTAGTGATATATTGAGGCTTGAATCTTGTCCTATGGGTTTAGTCATTTTTTACTCACATACTCCCAAGTATCGTGAAGCTCGCAGAATCGTACGCTTTCACCGATGCTGGTTACTCTGCTTAACGTATGAAAATGCTTCGCGCCATTTATATCTACAAGCATTAAATTTTGTGGAGCGTTTGAACAGCTTGACATAATAATAAGCCATACGAACAAAACGAATAGAACCCTAATAATGACCATTGTTAATCCTCTGCATATTAAGGTAATACGTTCCATCTACGCCTGTTGAATCAAGCTGATATTGTATATGGTTTATAATGCTGTCCACTTCAAACATAGTGCGTGATAAATCTCTATTGATTTCTTCT